CGGATCGTTACAGCTTCCTTGCAGAGACCAAGGGAGGTGCAATCCACATTCGTCCCAAGAAGTTCGTGATCACAAGTAACTATAGTATTGATTATTTATTCCAGCATGATCATGATCTGATGGAGGCGATCAAGAGAAGGTGCACAGTAGTTCACATGCAGGATGAAATTGTTTTACCTGCATTTCTATAAACTATAAATACCCCACCGTTTATACCTGTAACAAGAATGGCGTGGATACAACCTGTCGTGCAAGGAGCCACCTTTGCATACAACTTATACAAGTTAGATCAGGACTATAACGGTGGTCGAGTAGCTAGATACTTCAGAAATAAGCGGCGTAGTAGACCTAGTGTCAACATGCCTCGTGGTTTCGGCGTGTATAAACGCGCTCGTGGTAATGGCTCTGGTGAAGATCCTGTTGGAGACATTAAGTATAATGGAGGGTATGTTAACGACAAACATGTCAAGAGTCTTAAGAGACTCGGTCGTGTGACTCTTAAAAAGATTGCTCGTGAGGGCGTTGAGAGTTTGTATGATCGTTGGCAACGTATGGGATTGTATGGTCGTCAGACTGGCTACTTTTCTTTTGCCAAGGATGGTGCAGCTGTAGCTCAAGATGGCACAACAGCGTCTATGACCAATTGGGTTAATTGCCCAGCATTTCTATGGGATCTAACATGCAGTAGGAATAGTTTCAGTGCAAATGAATATGTGCCGAATGTGGCATATCAGATGATCAGGAATACCAGCAGTGGACTGATAGGGTGGAATTATTTGAAAGGACAAGTTATCAGTACTGGTGTAGACGCAACAGATAAAAGTGGTGCAAGCTATCAGTATTATGGCACACCACGGGCTTCTTCGTTGTTTGATCATCCATTTGATAATGCGATTTTGGACTGGGCAAAGATTCAGATGGTGTTTTATGGTTCTAAGAAGACATCCCATAAAATATGGGTTGAGGTGTGTCAGTTGGATCCTGAGTTGCAGCCAAAGGCGCAGACTCTAAATCTAGGATCGTTGGCGGCAGACGCCTTGTCTAGTACCCCAGGCGCATTGGGTCAAGATGAACAGGCGCAGACTATTGATGGTCAGCAGATGTGGACTAATGAGTTGGCTAGGCTTGTGGATGGTCCGTTCGCTACTTTTTCGGCGAAATGCAAGAAACTGCGATACAAGGTGTTGCACAAGAGGACCTTGGAGTTTACGCCAGTGGCGTCATATGAAGAGGCGGGATCAGCTCTCGTACATAAGCAAACGTTTAATTTGTTTCTTAAGATGGGTCGTCGTTGTCATTTCGCTTGGCGTAATGATGGTGCTCCGGGATCTAGTATCCTTGGTGATACCAATTTGGAGACTGACGTGGAGCGCGGGATGCATAGCACCTATTGTCATCCCAATGCTCGTATCTTTTTGTTGGTTAAGACTCAAGTCTTTAATAAGGTCGGCGATGATGCTGCTTTTGCAGCAGATAGTGATTGCGCGCCGTCGTTTGATATTCGTATTTCAAGGAAGTGGTTGACTTCCTAAACATATAAATAGGGGCCAAGTTGTTAATAAGGCAAAGTGTAAGCATGCCTCGTTTCATTACTAATGGTGTTATGGGTGGCCGCCTTGGCGGTCCATTCCGTGGTTGGCCTGCCAACACCCCTTATCAAGGGGTGCGATATACAAGGCGTTTGGCCTTTGGGGTTAGACGTCGTCGTACAACGACGTATAAGAAGTATGGGTTTATGAAGCGTCATCGCTTCCTCCGTAAGACATATAAGCGTGGTAGATTGTATCGTACCCGCGGTCGTCGCGGTTGGGTGCGGCGATAATTAATGTAACAACTGAATCGTGTATATAGTGTCCGTGTCGCGTGTCTTTGCATCAAGTGATCGATTCCAGTTCGATCTGAAGCACTAAATTCCATAGGTGACAGGTTCGAATCCTGTGACACCCCGTTGTAGTGTTTTCAGAATGCCAATCTTTCAGTTCGCGCGCATGATCAAGCGCTATGCCTTGGGCCGTGATAATAACGGTACCTATAAGGTCTATGGAAAGGTAGTCCTAATGGACGCAGGCGATGATATGGAAACGAGGAAGAAGCTAGACTTTGAATAGTCTTCTTCTGAAACGGACCCCACTGGGAGGGCCCGGAGCATGCTAAAGTCCCAACAGTTCCTGTATAGGCTCAGTGGACAAATATCCCTTTTGTCATTTGTGGATTCGTTTCCAATAACCATTCTCTTAAACTGATAACATACTGCTGAAAAGAAAGTTATTTGTTTATTTTAATTCTGAAGCCCCCCTGGGGGGGTTGGGGGGGACAAATACAAAGTTGCATATAGTAATGTCAAACCCGCCACCGACTGTGTAAATCTACATCAGTAAGGTATAGTATATAGGGTTTGATACCTAGGTTCCCTGCTAGTATTACCAGGGAACCTAAGTATCAGTATCATCATGGCCCAATCTAAGAGATGGTGTTTTACAGTTAATAACTATACAGATGATGAATACAATGGCCTCATAGAAACAGAGAGTAGGTACATAGTCATAGGCAAAGAGGTTGGTGATAACCAGACACCACACCTACAGGGGTTTATTGTTTTCACCAATACTAAACGCCTAGCTGGCGTCAAGCGAATTAACGCACGTGCTCATTGGGAGGCAGCTAGAGGTACCAGTGAACAGGCTGCAGATTATTGTAAGAAGGATGGTGTGTTTGAGGAGCGCGGTGACCTACCTCGGACAGCTGGCGAGGCTGGTGGGGAGGCTAACCAGGAGCGTTATAAGCGTGCTTGGGAGGCTGCCAAACAGGGTGAGTTGGATGACATTCCTGAGGACATCCTCATCAGACACTATAAGACCCTTAAGGAGATCAAGAAGGACTATATGGTCAAGCCCGACGACGCCTCCGACGTCACCGGTGTGTGGATTTATGGCAAGCCGGGTGTGGGCAAGAGTAGGAAGGCTAGAGAGGATTACCCAGCGTCGTACTTGAAGATGCAGAACAAGTGGTGGGATGGTTACCAGAATGAAGAGTCAGTGATCTTGGATGATCTGGACAGCAAGGAGTTGGGTCATTTGATCAAGATCTGGACGGATCGTTACAGCTTCCTTGCAGAGACCAAGGGAGGTGCAATCCACATTCGTCC